AGAAGAAAAGAATTTTCGTCTCTCTTCGCTAGTCATTGCATTTAACTTCTCTGGATTAATTTCACCAGAGATAAGCATCTTCTTAAATTTATTCGCCAAATTTGGCATCAGGCAGTATTTAGCCATAATATTTTAGCATTTTATAGATTCTATAAAGGAAGTCCAATCTTCTTTTTTGGGAGCAACTTTCTTAATAGTATCTTTAAGTGTTTTAACTTCTGAATTAACTTTAATCTTACCGCCCTTAGAAGCGGCGCGTAAATCTCCTAATCTCTTAATAACATTAACCGGATTATCTCGTTCCATGCCACGTAACATGGCGATGTTTGCACCTTCTTCTGAAAACTGACGAGCAAGTGGAGATTTAGCTAACTTCTGAATCATAGCCACATCTCCATTTTGAGCTGCTTTCTCAGATTCAATACGCCAAACAGATGCAGATTTTAATTTGCCAGGAGCCTCAACTTCACCAGATAAGATTCGGTCAATTAAATTTCTGTCTCCTTCAATTTCGGAGTGCAAAGCGATTTGGTCTTTAATATGAACTTTTTCAACTTCTGGAATACCAATTGGGTCTTTAATAACCTGTTTTTCAATCGCTTCTGCCTCTAACTTCTGCGCCGCCTTTGGAACGTAAGTTTCTTCAGATGGTTTCATTTCTGATTTATATGACTCAGCTTTAGATAATAAACTATCTTCTTGTTTTTTTATTGCTTTATCTAATAAATCTTGAGAAGAAGTTGTTAAAATTTGAACATTAGGATCAGTTTGAAACTCTAATAATTTAGCGACAGTAGGTGCTTTTTCTTTAACAATAACTGGATTTTCTACAAAAGATTTTCTAGCAGCAACTAAATCTCCATTATATGGTATAAGTTCTTTTTTAATTATTGCAGATATTTCTGGTTCAGTTTTACCAAGTCTTAAAGCAAAATCTTCTACCGATTTATTTGCTACTGTTTTACTTTCTATTTTAGATCCCTCCATTTTTAATCTCACAATATCATCATGAGCATTTTCAATAATTAAAGCTTTTCGGCCAGGAGTTTTATCCAATGATTTATCTAAGAATATTTTAGATTCTCCAGTCTTAGGATTAATCTCTACTCTTGATAAAATAGGTTGACCACTAGCATCATGACCAAGATTTAATTCTTTTTGATATGAGACAGTATTATCGGCAGCATTTTTTACTTCTTCTCCTATCTTAATCTTAGATGGTAAATATTCTTCGCCACGAATTGCAGCGGCAATTTCATCGGCGTTTCTTGGTTTTAATCCTTTAACTACATTTTCAAATTTACGTGCCATCAAAGCTCCACTAGCACCAAGACCTAACATACCAACTTCAAAAGCGGCACCAATACCAAAGTTTTTAGCGGCAGCAATTGCTATATCTTTAGCACTCTTATTTTCTTGCATAGCTGTTCCAACTCCATATAATGCCATGCCAGTTCCACCAACTGCTAATCTTTTAGAAACTTGAGTAGCTCCAACTTTCAATCCTTCGGCAAGTGTTTGTTTAATGATGTTTTTAGCAGCTAAAGCTTCTCCACCACCAACTCCGTAAGAAGCTATTTCTAGAGCAGTACCAACTGCTTCTTTTGGTGTTTTAATACGTTCTATATTTTGACCACCAAATTGAATAGGATTAACACGTTCTACTTCTGATTTTTTAGCAGCTTCAGTAATAGTATTTATACCGCCTTGTTTATTGCCAGTTAGCATTTGTGCGCCACCTTTAAGCACCGCACCATAAACTGGAGCAGCTTGCGATAAAAGTTCATAACTTTTAACAAAAGGTTTAGCTAAACCAACACCAAAATCCTTAACAATATCACCTGTCTTTTGAAAAATATTCTTTGGCTGTTCTGGCGCAGGAGGAGTTGGTGGAGTAGGAACTTCGGGAGTATAAACTTTAGGGGAAGCAACACCAGAAATAACTTTGTGATAATCTACAGCACCGGTGCCACCAGTTACTATAGATCGATAATTTATAGCCATTTTAGTCTGGAATTATTATTGAAATATCGGCATTAGTTAAACCTGTTGGTCTAGTTGGACTAGCTCCATATCTTTGCCACAACATTTTACGAGCAGCATCGGTAGTATAAGTTCCGGCAGCAGCTTTTTCTTGAATAGAAGCAACATCATCATTAAATGCTTTTAATTCTTTAGCGTCACTACTTGCTCCAACTGATGGACCACCACCTGTTAATGCAGATGTGCCAACTTTAGTAGTTCCTTTATAGAAATCTATATTCCCTTTATTTGTAAATGATTTAAGCTCTGGTTCCTTCATATAAGCACGACCACTATAAGTTACAACATCAGCTCCAGTGGCTCTCATTTTATCAACATCAGCAGGATTAATAGTTCTGTATCCTTTAGCAATCATGTCTTTTTCAAACTTCTGTGACTCACCAATAACTGACCCAGTTAAGATATTAGGATCGATACCGTAGTATTTAGCAAGGTCTTGAATAACCTCATCACTAGCACCGGCTAAAGCTGGAGTTAAACCTTCGATAGTTGAAGTAGCTATATCTTGTGATAATTTCTTTTGATTTAAAGCGGCAGTGATAGAATCATTTGATGATTTAATTAAATCGTTCTGTCTCTGATATTCTTCCATAGTTGCGGTATGTAATTCTTTGATAGCATCAGATTTATCAGCCATATATTTTGATACAGCAGTAAATTGATCGTTAGCAGCCTTATAATTTTTAGACTCAACTGCATCTTTATAAGCACGAATAGCAGCTGAAGCTTTTGATTCAATATCAGCTATTTTTGTAACACCATCATCAACCGCTTGTTTAAAAATACCAGAAGAAATCTGATTCATAAACTCTTGACGGCCTGAACGAATTTCACCGGTTTGTACAGCTCCTTCGTAATTTTGATTAGCTACTAATTGTTGAGTTCTTAATTTATCAAAACTTGCCTGAATAGCATTAATATCAGCCTGCTCTGAAGGAGTGAGAGCAAAAGTTCCGTTAGTAATAGAATCAATTGATGCTTTGTAATCTTTATAAGCTTTGTCCTGTTGATCACTATTTTTATTAATACCTAGTTTATATGACAAACTTTCGTCAGAACTAATAAGATTATTAACTTCATCAACGGTCATTCCAGTATTAGCGGCGATAGTATTAACATCACCGTAACCTTGACTTAATAGATTGGAAATCTTTGTTGCTTTATCAACGGCGGTCTGTTTATCAGTTTCAATTTTATTAGCTGCTTCTGCTTTTAACGCAGCATCATAACCAGAAATACCAGATTGTTCACTTGCAGTTGGTGTGGTTACAACAGGAGTTACAGTTGGTGTAGTAGTAGTTGGTGCAGCGACTTCTTTAGCACTAGCATAATCTTTAGCTAAGACATCTGGATTAGCAATTTTCTGCTGAGTTTGCGCATCATAAATGTCACCACCAATACGATAGATGGACTTAGTAGATACTGGTGCAGCAACCGATTTATTTGTAACTGGAGCAGGATTATTAGTTGCTACTGGAACTGAAGATGCAGGAGCTTGTGGAATAGGAAGAGTAGCCCCAGGTTGAATTGTGGTTGGTGGATTTAAGTTAATACTGCCAGATGTTGGCAAACTAGTAGCAGTAATAGCGCTACCAACAGCCGGTGTACCAGCAAATATATTTCCGACATTAGCACCCGTTGGATTGATTAATGGTGCTACTGGAGCATCTCCTATGTTTGGCATATTTTTAAATTATTGATTAAACTTTGACATTAATTGGTCTGCGATAGATGATGCATCTGGCATCTTTTTACCTTCTATTTCTTTTTCCTTGAGTGACAATTCTTTCTCTTTCAATCCAAATTCTCGATCCTTATTCTTATTTTCATTGTCCATATTACCTTTCTCTGTTTCTTTAGTATTCATCATATCAAGAGCTTTCATAATCATCTTATCTTGAGCCGGAGTTCCTGAATAATTAGATATACCAACTTTAGCCGCTAGTGATGCTTTAATAGAGAAAGAATTAGGCATACCATTGGCAGCCAAGTAATCATCTAAAGTAGCTTCACCTTCAGTAGGTGGCAATTCTTCCAACTTAATAGGATTCATGCGAGCCTCGATAGACTTCATTCCTTCCATTTGTTTGTTGTGATTTTTAATGGCACTCTGCGCATCAATCACTGGATATTGTTTTGGGGACATATTTATATATTATAATTAAGCAAATTCTATATTCTGTGTTATTAATTTCCAGCCGCCTGCTCCACCACCACCACCTCCACCATTATTTCCCGAACCACTTCCACCAGTTCCACCAGTTCCACCGGTTCCGTCATCTGTTAATCCAGTATTACCAACGAGCCCGCTACTTCCACCACTTCCACCACTTCCACCATTTCCACCAGAAACTCTATTTGCTCCACCTCCGCTTCCTCCATTTCCACCCCCACCATTTCCACCATTTCCACCATTTCCACCTGTTAAAGTTATTGTTCCTGAGTTAGTAGTTAATGAGTTATAAATTATAATTACTGATCCTCCGGCCCCACCACCTGATCCAGCATTAGAAGCACTATTATTTCCATTTGCACCAGCAGCATTAATAACTGATGATGCTCCAAAATTTAAAAAACCTCCACATTCAATATATAAAGCCCCTCCCCCCATACCACCAGAAGCAGATGTCCCTGCTAATCCACCCGCACCACAAGCAATTGGGATATATTTTCCAGAAATACTTTTTAATCTAAAAAGAGCAATTCCTCCAATTCCACCGGAAGGAGTTCCTCCACTTGAACCAGTTTTTGTTTGTTCTATAAAAGTATTACCATTTTGGGATCCAGTTGCACCAATATTTCTTAAATCTATAGTCGGATTAGCTGATGATGTTATATCTACATTTCCTTGACTTTTAAATATAACGATAGTTCCATTAACATTAGGATTAGTAAAAGTTACTGATGCGGTTCCAGTAATAGAAATTGATGTATAATTTTTAGTGACAACTGATGCATTACCCAGGTCAATATTAGTAACACCGGAGGAGATAGATAAAGATCCATCAGAACCAGATCCTCCGAATTTTATACTTGTCCCCTGTCTTAAAACTTTACCAGTTCCTATAGTATCTGCATTATCAACTAATTTATTGCTAGACGATACGGCGGTTCCCGATGTTCCGACTAAAGCATCATTCTCATTTTGAGTTGGAACTCTTCCATCATTAGTTCCGACTACAATAGGGTCAGTAGGAGATACTGCAGCAACTGATAATTTAGAGATACCATAAACAGTATCAGTGGCCTTTGGGGAACCAGCGATAGCTACGGAATCAACGTAGGCTTTGGTGGCCAATTGCACTCCTAAAGTAGGAAATGGAGTTGCCACATCCATTTGTGGATAATTTGGGTTAGTAAAAATTAAAACATCTGATACTGTATTAGAATCATTAAGTCTTAAAAAGTTCTGATAAAAACCAGCGGTATTTGATAATACTAAAGATACACCACCAGTATGAGATTTAGTCATACCAGAAGTTTCAGTGTAAGGGTCTTCAAACATTTGGTGACTAACACCAGTTAAAGTGGCGGTTCCATTTACATTTTGAGTGATTCCAGTAAAAGTTCCAGCTTCTTCTTGAGAACCGTTACCAGGATCAGCTGTAAAATAACCTTTACTGCCGATATCTGTCATTGTAATTTGAATACCATCAATTGTTAACATTGAAGACAGGATGAGTGATGTGTCTCCGATTGAAGAACCAGCACCGGCTAGGGTGAAGTTCTGTGCTTGGAGCTGTTTGAAATTATTCGCCATAAATTTTATATTCAAAGTAATTAATTATTATGCTAGTGGTATCGAAATCGAATTATTTCCGAACATCGTGGCTGTTACTAATGGGCCAAATGAAATAAGTTGCCAATTAAAATCTACCCCATAACTTTCAAATTCAGCAGAGAATTTCCAGAAATCATTTTTAGGGGTAACCATCACGGCGTTGAAATATGGAGGAACATCATCTGGATTAGTTGTTAATACTTGACTACCAAGTGGATTTTTACCAAGTGATACTTTTCCTAGAGATGCTCTATCTTTTATTAAACATACCACCTTAGAATTATCACCGCTTAATATTCCAGATACTTGCGATGAACATCCATCTAAATCTAAATTATATATAGTTTTTAATTTAGTGTTAGGAGAGATATAACCTTCCATCCAATATTGAGAGAAGTAATCCGATAAGCCACGATTTCCATAAGAAATATAAGCAAATTTTGCTCGGCTTAATATATGATGGGAGTTATCAGAACCACCATTAAATAATTTATAGGTTTCTGGTGTAGAGTACCCATGAGCATATAAATCACCATTGTTATCGATCATAAATCCAGAGAACGCACCAGTCTGTGGAGCTTCCCAAAACATGTTGTTTGGGTCTGTTTGATTAAAAATATACCATTTAGATTCGCGAGGAATAGCAATATAAAGTTTTGATTTCCAGAATTTAACCGAAGCATCAGTAAAATCAAACATATCAAAATCTTTAGCAATTGGATATGAATAATCAGTCATCATTGGAGTGCCAAAGATATTTAAAGTTCTTCCTAAAGTAACGAGCCTTGTCTCGTTACTCAAAAATACAACGCTATCTCTATCATGATTTATTCCTTCTTGAGAAAGTGGACCTTGTTTAGCTGATGTTTTAAGTGGAATAATATCAAAAACTTCCTTAGAATTGTCAGAACTTAAAGTTTTTTTAACTGTGTACCACTGAGATTTTCCGCCAGCAATATACATTGTATCTTCCTGAACAACAAAACCAGAACAAAGAGAGCGTAATGTTATTAAAGCTCCTTCGCCAACTACACGAACTGGAGCGGTGAATGAACAATCCTTATAGTTATTCTGTTTGGAAACGTAAATGTTATTTGAAGCTAAAGAACCGTAATAAACCTGATTTCCAAGAACAGATATAAAATCGTTAATAAATGTGACTGGTAAAGCTGTCATAGAAGAATTAGCAGTCGTTATAACTGATTGAAATACTAAATCACCAACAATAGGGGTATTAATACTCTGAGCGGTTGGATCAGGAGTAACACCGGTTAAAGTAGTTGTTGATTCTCCGCCAGTATAAGTATATTCAACGCCGCGAATCATTATTTTCTTATTACCAGTTACGTAAAAACCATCCTCGGCCCAAGTAGTTGTTCCAGATTTAGTTATTGTATTTGCTGTAATAGATAATACAGTGGTAGTAGCACCGTTCCATTCATAAACATTAGAAGATCCATCAACGAACAACAAGACATTTTCTACTTCACCGTTATTCCAATAATTAGTAAAGCGAATATGATTAAGTCCTAAACTATCCTTTATAGTAACCCAAGTTCCATTATAGTCAAATTGTAAATTACCTGAATAAGCGCGAAGATTAATTAAGCCATTTTTATGCTCCTCCCAATCGTGGTAAGCATAAATAGGAGTAATAGTCATGTCCGATGCGCCATATAAAGTATACCCAGGTCTATTTTTAAGTCTTCCGGTTATATCTATTAGAACATTTTGTGAAGGATAAATCATGTAACCACCAGGTAACATTGTTTTATCTTCACGAGAACGATAACCTAAAAACTTATCAACTGTTGTGAAAGTAGATTTAGTATCAACACCGTTGAAATTATTTTGAGTTCTTACATCAGTTGTCAATTTCTTTTCCATATTAGAATGAATTATTGTTTCCTGAATCTAACCACTGATTATATTTATTAAATGTTCTTGTATAATATGGTTGTTGTACTTTTTGCAACTCACTTTTGTACATCCTCTTATATCTTGCTAAAGCTCCATTATATTTATCAAGAAAAACATTAGTATCATAACCAGCATCTTGACCTAAAGCCTGTTGAACACATAAGAAAGCCGCCTGATATAAGAATATATTAAAGCTTTCAGTATCAAGATTAATTAAATTAGAATCATCTGTTACTTTTTCTTGCCAAGCGCCGCTAATACCATCACAGAATAAATATTTAGAATAGTATTCAAGATTGAATAAGAATCCTAAACTATTCTGTATTTGCATAAAAGAAACATTGTAAGCAGGAGCATTAAATACGATATTTAACTGAACATAATTAATAGATGTCAAATCAGGATTACCAATCTTAGTCATATCATCAAAAGTAACACCAAATTGATTATAACCATCAATAACCGCGAAATTATTAAACTGTGTTGTTAGTGGTGCTGATTCATAATAATTACCATTAGATGACCCAATTTTAATTGATACTGAAGTAAATAAAGATGAATTTGGTAAATATAACTGAAAGAAAGTAGAACCTTGGTCAAAATGACCAGATAAATCTTGCTTACCTAAAGTACTATTAGTCAAAATAGCTGTACCAGTTGCAGAATCAAACGAAACAGTAGGTAAACCACTATTAGTAGTTTGGTTATTAGCCATTAAATTTGTGGCTGTACCGCTTGTAACCCAAAGACCATTATTATTTAAACCAGTAACCTGGTCTAATACCGAAGTTAAACTCTTATTATTATAATTTACTCTAAGATATTTATTTCCGGTATCACTAATAATACTAAGTTCGTTAGTTGGAGAAGAAAGTTTATTTACATCAAAATTCTGATTATAAGTACTATAAATAATATCTCTTTTATATTTTTGTTGAACAGGGATTAAATCAATAACTTTATTACCTTTGATATCACTAGGAATATTATAATCGAATATCTGATAATAAATAGGACTCTCCATCGCTGCAGTTCTTTTTGTTTCCTGAGGATCTAAATCTAATAGTAATTGTCTAGCAGCACGATTAAAAATTCCATTTATATTGACAACTTGTGCTAAAGATGTTCCATGTAACATGGCCTCTAATTCCCCGCGGGCTTCAGAAATTTGAAAACTCATACTTTTCTATTTAATTATAATTGGTAACCATTTAAAATAACAACATCAGCAGCAGATGAATTAGTAATTACTAGACCATCAGTAAATAAGGAGTCAAAAATATAAGTTCCAGAATCAGTTCCGATAGGTAATACAAACTGAGTTACCGGAGTTGCATTCTTATTAGCGACTGTTACTGTTCCAACAGTTACTTTAGCTACTAAAATAGTGTGAATAAATACATTGTGTCCAGCATTAGCTACTACAACTGGAGTAACACTAGCTGCGATAAATGGTCGAAAATCATTATGCATATTTTTTATAATTACTTGTTAATTAAGTTTATTGGAGACACCCCATGGGGTGTCCCCTAAAATTCAACTAAGCCTGTGTTGTTAGAGAGAAAACGCATGAAAGATTAGTACCCTTATTTAGATATTGAGCACCAGTGCCAGTAACTACATCAGTTTTGATATAGATACAAGCCTTAGCGTAACCTGCACCAGCAGCAGTAATTAATACTGTTCCGGAACACATTAGAATATCTTGATTAGAATCTCTCAATAAAACTTTAATTAACTGAGAGTTAATAGTTTCAATTGCGCCATCCAGTTGTAACACATTCAAATTTGTTGTGTAATTCTTTGGATTAGCCATAAGTACGAAAAGTTAATTTATTAGTCTAGGAATAGATGGAAGCACTGGCTTATAGGCCGGTAGATCCAACAGTTCCGACGTAATCTACAGCATAAACGACTTCTCTGAAGTTAGCTTGGTAGTTATAAGTTCTGTTGTTAGACATACCCCAATCACGTAGATAAGTTTGAATACCTTGTCTGATAATACGAGTAACTGTGTGATTTTCTGATAGTAAGAACCATGCAGTATCTGAACCACCTGCATTAAATCCTAAGTAAGGAGAAGTGTAGATAGTGATACCAAATGCAGAACGATATACGTTCAAGTTGTTATTAGCAGAATCAGCTACTAATGCAGATTCAGTGATTTGAGTTGCGTGTGTGAATAAAGCTTGTGGAACTAATAAGTAACGACCTTGGTTACCCATTACTACACCAGCTTGGTCAGGTTGTTCAGCTAATTTAACTAAAGCATCATTAAGGGTAGAAACACTTAAAGCACCAGTTACTACATTGGAATAAGAAGAACCAATAAGTAAAGTGTGAGTTCCGATTAATGGAGCTCCATCAGCAGTTAAAGTAGTTGTGAAAGCACCACGATATACAGCGAAAGCATTGTTTGTCATTGTAACACGAGCTTTCATAGCCATGTCTTCAACAACCTTAGAATAGAACCCGTGCATATTATCCATTTTGTTATCTGCCGAACTCTTTATTCCGACAATCAATCTCTTAGTGCTTCATTTTTTTTGAGGTATTCTAATGATAAATTGAGTATATTTTCATTTCTTTTAAATCCAGACTCAATCATTCCAAGTAAGATATTGCATTTATTACATAACAAACTTCTTACTTTTCCAGTTTCGTGACAATGATCTACTACTAGACTATCATTACTATTATCACAGATAGCACACTTACCTCCTTGACCATCTACCATTATATTATATTTTTCAACATCTAGCCCATATTTTCTTAGAGTACCGTTTCTCTTATCTCTAGTAAACCCAGATGTTTTTTTCCTATTTTCATAATAAGATTTAAACCTTTCGGGATTATTTTTACGATAATCTCTGGCCTGTTGTAAATATTTTTCGGGATTATTTTTGCGATATAGTCTAGATTTTTCCTTCTCTCTTTCTCTACATTTTTCTAGATTTTTTTCTCTATATCTTTTAGCTCGTGAATTACAAAGTTCCATAAATTCTTCACCATTTTCACTTTGTTTTTTTCTTTCTACCCATTCACGTGCTTGACGTCTAACATCTTCTATTTTTTTTAAACGCCATTTTGCTGAATACTCCCTTCTTTTAATAGATATTTTATAAATTTTTTCCATATTTTTTTTAAATTAATATGTATTAATTATATCATCTATTAGGTATTTGTCAAGTTTATTTTTCAAGATTGCCCAGACTATATCTTCACCCTTTCGGGGCAGGGGTTTCGTGGAAGGATTATGTTCTCAACGAAGAGGTTCACCTTCTAGTCGTTCGACCTTCATTAATCATTTAAATTAATGCTTGGTACGGGATTGTCCTAATATTTATAGGAGTTTCCCCGTTTATCCCTGTTTTACTTCGACAATAATTTTTAAAGACTAAACGATAATCTTTGAAAACTTAGCATGCCTGCTAGTCTATCGAAAAAATTCTTACTGATATCTTTCGCTTGAGCGTAGTCTTGTACGAAAGTTGTCAGTTTGTTACCAGCAATTGGAGTAGTTGCAGGAACAGTTTGTGTCTCAGAAATATTTGCATATAAAGGAGAACCTTGGAATACTTCTTCAACATAAGCAGCTCTATCGATTTGCATTGGTTTAAATAATGCAGCAGTTTCAGCAGTTGCTAATGATGGAAAAGCTGTTTCCCAAGCAAATTTTTGATAAAATACTCTATCTTGATTATGTTAACATATAGGCTCTTTATCCTATATTTCACTAGTTTTATATATATCTAGTGTCCAGACTATATCTTCACCCATTATTAATGAATGTCGGGCGCTCGTGTCAGCTTCATCACTGTTCTAGTGGTATGCTGTTAGTCGTTGAACCTTTTATCTATCCCTAGATAACTTGGCTGCTGATTGTCCGTTATTAGGAGTTTCCAGCAATTCACCCAATTTTTTGCAGATTTACCCTTAATCCACACGGAACCAGATTATTTTAGCTCCGTTTTTACCAACGCGAAGTTGGTTGAATCCATTATCATACTATTTTAGAAATTAAATTATTAGTTTTAGCGTTTTTAATTTCTGTGTTTTCAATGAGCCTATTATTTAATCAACTAGCTTAAATAACTAACACCATTTCGGAAAGTGAAATAAATGTGAGCACCATCAACTTTAATATCCTTAGCAAGAATAACACAACCAGAAGTAGCGCCATCAGTAGCTAAGATAGTGTATTTACCAGCAGTTAAGTCGATTAATACTCTCTTACCTACTAAAGCATCATATTCAGCTTGAGTATCAAAAGCGGCAGCAGAATTTGGTAAAATTGACCAAATCTGACCTGGAAGTAAAGCTTGAACGAAAACTTTTCCAGCAGCACCAGCAGTGTTTGTAGAAGTTGTAGTTGCAACACCAGCTAAAAAGTCAGTAGCAACAACTGGTTTGTTTGTTGTCATTGGAGTAACAGCAACTGCACCTAAGGCACAAGTTACTGGTTCACCAGGATTAATCAATGTAGCACTTGCAGCTACGTTGTACTGTACAGCCCCATTTGGACCGAAAGTAGCAGCACCTACTTGTGTAATATCATTTACAGCCATATTTGTTTTGTTTACTTAGATTAATAAGTTTTAGCATTTATTTAGCAACATATCCCTGAGTATTAGCATCTGGCAAATTTTTATAAACTTGTTCAATGTCAATATTAGGAAATTTTGCCCTCATCTCTGCAATCTGATCCTTACTAAAGTATCTTTCGGCAGGAGTCTTTCCTTCCTCATTTCCTTTATCAAGATTAGAACCGGCAGCTGATGAACCATTTTTACTACTTGCCATAGTTAACCGCATTTCGGCAATCTTAGCATTAGCAATTTCTAATTCATCATCTTTTTTTGGCGTGTTAACAGCAGGAACAATTTCTTTAACAGCATCTCGAATCATCTGAGCGATTTCTTCTTTTGTTGTTTGTTGAGGTTCCCCATCATCAATTCCATTGTCTTTTAGCTTATCTTTATACTTCATCATGCCAATCTTATAATTTTCAGCATCAGAAGATTTTTGAGCAGCTAATTTAGTTGCGTTTTCGGCCGCGGTTAATAATTCATCAACCTGCGTCTTAGTCATCGTAACTATTTCTTCGACAACCGGAGCATTGTTGTCATTGTTAACTCCTTCTTCCGGTGTTTTAACTGCATCCGGAGCAGCATTTTGATTTTCCATACAAGTTTTTAAATGGGCCATTTCTGGTTCCATCAGTTTGTTAATTAATAATTCGTGCCGGCTATATAAAGGAAAACGCTAAGGAGTTGCCCCCAATAAACCTTTAGATAGCCGATGGAATTATCAATCTACTTGTTTTTCATCTTATCAATAAACTTTTGTTGAACATCCAAGATATACAAGATGGTTTTTCCAATAACGAAGTCAGTGGAATCAAGAGCATCTTTATATATTTTCTTTTGCGATCTCTCATTTAAATCATTTACGATGATTTGCCAGAGTCTCATTTTTCCAATAACATCAGCCTCCGCTCTTAATCCCATTACCTCTGATTGAGTAAGTTCTATTCCATTTACAAAGTATTTATCTTTTTTAAATGAAATCAACTCTTTTTCATCAACAATGGGTAATAAGTTTTTAGCGAGCCAATAAATCAATCTTATTTTTAGCGTTTTTATCATATACTTAGAAATCTAAGTTTAAATCTTCAAACTTTCTATCTTTATTTTCATCTTCGATAACTTTATTCATCTTTTCAACCATCCATTGTAATGCAGTGATACCTTCTTCCATGCTTAGGTCGTTAATTTTTTCTATTAAACTACGAACAATTTTACTTTCCGGATAATCTTCTTTAATTAAATCAAGAAGATTTAAGTCACATACTTTATGTTGTTTTAATAGTTCAAACTGTCCTTGACTAATAGCAATCTGTAGAACATCGCAAGCCATTTTAGATTTATTAACACTTACATTATTATCCTTTAGAATAGGAAGAATAATTTCACGAGCATTAATCACAATTTTTTCCTGCTTAGCCTCCACCAATTTCATTTGTTCAATCTTTTGAATTTGTTCTGGTGTTAATTTAAATTCTTTTTTCATAGTTTTATTTTTTAAGCGTTTTATTAGGTTTTTTAACTGGTATTTTAATTTCTTCATTAGGAACTAAAACTTCTTCTAACTCGTTATCCTTAATTTCTTCGACTGTTACTTTGTGGACAATAGTTTGTTCTTTTAGTTCAACTGGTGGCATCTCTAATCGTGCTACAAGTTCATAAAATAAAGCGTACACATCTTGAGGATCAACTCCTCTATCCTTTAACGTACTTTCATCTAAAGCCGCACGAAGTAATTCTGGTGTCAATTTACATAAATCTTGGTCAGTGAAACCATCACACACTACTTTGTTTCCAGAAACTTCTATGTGTCCAGATTTTTTAAATTCTGGAAAGTCCGTGAAGTCTTTGAGATAGAGAACAATATTTGTTCTAGTATCCCTGCTAACTTCGAGCCATTTAAATCGGTTAATCATAGTTTTAGCGTTATTATTTATTAGTTATCTTGTTGGTCCAACACTTTGCATATTAGGCATGGCTGGTCCGCTAGTAATTCCTGCTTTATCCTGAGTTCCTTCTATTGGTTGACCTTCCTGTGGATTCATCTGTGGTAAGTTTGGGTCTTGAATCTGTTCTTCTTTGAAATATTTATTAACATCTTTTGCGGATTTTGGATATAGTTTAAACAAGAAATCCTTAAATACTTGTTCCATATCAACATTTACTCCTAATTTTGGACCTTGGATAGCACGATCGAATAACTCTAATCCATAAGCACGTTCCAAATCGTCACTCATAGGAGCTAAAATATCCGGAGAAACAGCTACTTGATATTTAAGTTCTCGGAATAATTTAGGATTTACTCTACAAATTGTATTCTTACTATCTTCTCCTCCTTGACTTTCTAACACATCGTAAGAAGCGTTTAATTCTTCATCGTCCGATAATGCTTTAGATGGAGAACTAAAATCAAACTTAATACTCTTGTTTACTTTACCGGAATCAGTTTGCTTATCATGGACAATAATAGTCTTGTAAATAAGTTCACCGTCATCAATAATTTTATTAACCTCTGGGATAGTAATATATTGACAAATATCAGATTTTAGGAGATTACCATATTGTTTTACATAATCACCAATCATAGTGATAAATAAACCAATAAGAGTTTGTTTTTCTTGATCAACCTTAGAAATCTGAAAAGCAGTAGCGCGAGATCCAACATTTAATGGAGCTTCAGTTGATTGATTAATACTATCTTCAACTCTTGACAAAGTGTCCATACCCTGTCTAATATCCTGAGCCACGCGGAGTGGAGTAACAGTGGATTCTGGATTAATTAAGGTAGTAGCTGCCCCAGGAATCATCACATCAGAACCGATAGCTTCTTCACCACTAATAATTAATGGGTTAAAGATATTTAGGAAAGTACCATCAATAATCATTGGATATAAAGTATTGATAATATCCGCATCTGGTTGCATCTTAAATGCCAAAGACTTACCATAAAAAGCCCTACCTTCGTCAAATGGTTCGTAGAAAAACTTCACAAAAGGATAGTTTTTGTCAACACGTGGATTTGGTTCGTCTGGGTCAGTCATTAAGATTCCGTTACACATTGGAATCTGTAAATCTAATGATTTAGAATAAAAGATTACCTCTTCACACAAAGAACCACGAAGGTTTGAATCGTAAACATCATAAAAAGATGTATTAGCATCATTATAGATAACTTGAATACCAGGCTTAACACAATTAAAATGTTTAGCCTTACCATACTTAGCCTTCATCATGGCATAAGTCTGAACCCGTCTCCAAATTAAAAATGGTTGTTTCTGAATATCTTCAATATAAAAATCACCAATAAATAATTCATCTACTGGTACTGGAGTTAATTGGAAACCACTATTAGTCTCATCTTTAATCTCTTTTGTTTGCCACTTACCATCTACTTTTTCAGTCTTAATCGTTCGATATGCATCAGCATATTCCACGTGCATAATTGAAGCCGGATTAACACAAGCGTTGATAACCGCGAATAAACTCATCTTATCGTAGTTATTCTGCTCAGAGGCCCACTCAATTAAATCACGCATAACCATGGCAGCTTTTTCCTGCTCTTCTGATTGTTCGTTATATGCAAAAACCTTAGGAAAAATTAATTTAGCTGTAGCATGAGCCGCAATAGAAATAACCTTATTACGCACAACCGGTCTCATCGCATTAGACTTCCAAGACTGAGACGGATCACCCATACTAGGTTGTCCATTATTAGGTTGATAAATATTAAAAGCCATCTGGTCATACATCATACGCGTAAGCGTTGACATATCATTATATTCACGGCGTGGCTTTCTCATTGTAATATCAGCCCACGTAAAAGAGTTAATAATCATCTCTCTAACTTTACGTTCCTCTTCGTCAGGTTGATAGATTGAAGGCATCGCTTTCTCACCGGCCTCATTCTGTAAGAACAAGTCGGTGTCATTTTTCTTGCCCCAATTTTGCTCCATTACATTAATTATCATAAATCATTGTTTATTGTGAAAAAAGTTCGTCTCACTATTCCTTTAGGAATAAATTGTGTAGTTGCGCGACCCTTATAAGCAGAACCAGCTGATAAATCTAAGTGGTAAGCCAAGGAATCAATTAAATCATCATGACCACCTTTAGGAAACTTAATCAACTCATCAACTAAATCTGTCTGATCCTTTAATAGGAAGATAGAACTAGACTCAAATCGTGGAATTAAACCCTCAATTCTCTTATTTTTACCAACTCCTAAGTCTTTTAGTTCCTCACACTTAAAAAATATACCTCGTTTTCTCATCTCATCATCTAATGCCGGTTTAATCGTATATTTATACGCTTTTTGTTCAATACCGAACATATCCGGTGAGAAAAATATCTTTAAATCAAATATTTTTTCAATTAACGCTTTCTCATCGCCTTTAAATCTCTGAGCCAAACGGACATACCATTTATTTTCTTTATCAACAGATACCACCACAATTGCAGTAAAGTCAGCAGTTTTTTCTAAAGAATATGCTCTATCAATAGCGACATAAGTCCGTAAATCCTTCTGCAATAACTCTTTTTCATCATAGAAACGAATTTTTTCTAATTTAAACTTCTGAAATTCATCACTAATAGGTTCATTTTGATATTCCTGATAAAAAAGAAAAGCATGACCTTGAGAAATATATTCCGCTTTAATCTTTAGTAGTTCATCTAAGCTTAAATGCTCAGGCCATAGAGCTCCCCAATCATTAATCGCCCGATAGGTACTCTTATTCCAGCCGATATACTTGTCTGGAGTGAGTAATTTTGCTAGTAATGAGTCAAAGTGCAGAATAGTGCCAATAACGATAGCACGGCCCCCCTTAGCCATTGCAGGAAGCAACGCAGCGGTAAACCATCTCTCAAACTTCTCACGTCTTTCCTTATTATCCACAGCCTCTTCATTTTCAAGATCATCGCAGATAA